AAACAATATAAAATTACTTTCATCAGATGTAAAGTGTTTTAATTTTTTATATAGATGATCTGACATACCTGAATTATTTTTAAATTGTCTAGAAAAGTATGAGTTCTTACGTGCCCACAATGGTAGTTGTGCGTTTGAAGCTCTCTCCTCAACTGTTGAAAGAGTATTAGAAAGTTGATTGCTTTTGCAAAATAACATTTCTACATCATCAAACTTCCATCTATGACTTTCGGGTATATAGGCAAACGGTCCATTACCTCGCTTGACTGGGTTAAGA